ACATAAATCGTGAAAGAAAAAGAGAAATCAAAAATCTTAAAGAGCATACAAAATCAACTGCTGATTATTCAGGTGTTATTGGTATAGTAGATAGACAAACTGGTGGACTTATTTCAGGGGTTACAGGACTTACAGGAAGTATTGGAAAAGCAACGCAGGGATTCAAACTACTAAGAGTTGCTATCGTAGCAACAGGACTAGGTGCATTAGTTTTAGCAATAACATCAGTAGCAACTGCTTTTACTAATTCAGAATCAGGACAAAACAAATTTAGAAAGTTGATGACACAAATAGGTGTCGTTGTGGGTAATGTTACAGACATTTTAGGAGATTTAGGTAATGTTATCTTGAATGTCTTTACAGGAAATTTCAAAGAAGCAGGTAAGGCACTTTCTGATGTTACAGATGGTATAAAAAACTTTGGAGAAGAAACAAGAAAAGAAATTGCAATAGCAGGAGAATTAGCAGACAGAAGGGCAAAGGCAGATTTATTAGAAAGAAAATTAATAATAGAAAGAGCAGAAGCAACAAGAAAATTCAACGAGTTAAGAGAGAAAGCAGCAGATAAAGAAAATGTAAGTATAAAGGATAGAATCGCAGCTCTCAAAGAAGCAGGTAGGATTGAGGAAGAAATAACCTTGAAAGAAATAGAAGCAGCAAGAATAAGGTTTGAAACAAAAAAACAACAGAACGAATTGAGTGCATCTACAAAAGAGGATCTTGATGAACAGGCAAGACTTGAAGCAAGATTGATTGAACTTGAAGCACAAAGATTAAAAAGACAAAAAACATTGACTGCTGAAATAACAACAAACTTACGAGAAGCAGAATCGGAAAGAAAAAGAATTGAAGCAGAAGCAGAAGCAGAAAGAAAAAGATTAGAGAGTGAACAAGCAGCAAAAGATAAGGAAGCAAGGGATGCTGAATTAGCAGCAGAGAAACAACTTGCAGAACTTAAAAAACAAATCAGGGATGCAGAAGCAGTTAGCGAGGATGAAAAAAGAGCATTAGAAATTGAGAAGGTAACTGCACACTATGACAACTTAATTGCACTTGCTGAAAAGAATGGTCTTGATATCACAAATTTAGAGGTAGCAAAAAACAAAAGACTTTCTGAATTAAAAGACACAGAAATTGTCCTTGAAGAAATGACAAGTAATATGAAATTACAAATCGCGAAAGATACTTTAAAGTTAATTGCGATGGTAGCAGGAGAGGGCAGTAAAATTGGTAAAGCAGCAGCGATTGCACAAGCGACAATAAGTGCAGTAGAGGGTACAGTAAATGCTTTTAAATCAGCACAAGATAATCCTATCACTACATTTTTTCCTGCATATCCATTTTTACAGGCAGGTATTGCAACGGCAGCAGGTGCAGCACAAATAGCAAAAATAAAAGCAGTTAAAGTTGGTGGTGTATCAAGTGGTAATATATCAGGTGGTAGTATAAGTGGTGGCATATCAACACCAACAACACAAGCACCATCATTCAATATTGTAGGTTCTGATCCACAAACTCAACTTGCAGATGCCATAGGTCAACAAGTACAAAAACCTGTAAAAGCATTTGTGGTTGCAGGGGATGTATCAACTGCACAAAGTTTAGACAGAAACATTATACAAGAAAGTTCATTGGGATAGACAAAAACACTTAATTACAACGATATATAATTATGAAGATAGTTGAATTGATCCTAGATGACAACGAAGATTTAACAGGTATCGAAGCAATAAGTATAGTAGAAAATCCTGCAATAGAAGAAGATTTTATTGCACTTAAAGGAGAGATACTCACACTCAAAGAAGTAGATAAAGAAAAGAAAATATTATTAGGTGCTTTACTTGTACCTAACAAACCTATCTATAGAAAAAATGGAGATGAAGAATACTATATTTATTTTTCAAGAGAAACTGTAAGAAAAGCATCACAAATATATTTACAAAAAGGCAATCAGAATAATTCTACACTAGAACACCAACATACAATCAAAGGTCTTTCACTAGTAGAGAGCTGGATTGTAGAGGATACAAAAAAAGACAAGACTGCATTATATGGTCTTGAATATCCTGTAGGTACTTGGGTAGGTGCAGTAAAAGTAAACAACGATCAGATATGGGAAGAGTTTGTAAAGACTGGCAAAGTAAAAGGATTTAGTATAGAAGGTTACTTTGCAGACAAAGCTGAAAGACCAAAGGATCAAACAATAAAAGACCTAGCAAAGATTGAGGAAGAAGAAGCAGAAGAATTACTATCACAAGTAAAAGGAATTATTAGAAACGACAAAAGATACAAAGCAGGTAAAAGATTAATCTTTGAAAGTTTTAGTGATTACCCAGATGCAGTAAAGAACAATGCAAAGAGAGGTATTGAACTCAACAAAAAAGTAAACAACAAATGTGCAACTGATGTTGGTAAAATTAGAGCTCAACAATTAGCACAAGGTAAAGCAATAAGCGAACAGACAGTATCGCGTATGTATTCTTTTTTGTCAAGAGCAGAAGAGTATTACAAACCAGAGGACAAAGAAGCCTGTGGTACAATATCATATTTACTTTGGGGTGGTCTTGCAGGTAAAAGATATGCAGAAAAAAAACTCAAAGAGTTAGGCAAACTTGATCTGTATAGTCAAAAGGTGAATGATGACTTTGCAATCATTATGGATAGACTTGCTTATTCATCCAAAGAGATGGCAGAAAAGATTGCTAAAGATATTGGTTGTGATGGCATACACGAACACGAGTTCGAAGATATGACTTGGTATATGCCTTGTGAACAACACGCACTTACAGAAGAAGAATTTAAAAAATACAAATGTCCAGAAGGATATAGAAAAGATTACCAAAAACACAAGTGTGTAAAGATGGCAGAAATAGGGCCTAGAGGTGGTATAAGAAAAAGTCCAAAAGCACCAAAGTCAGGCACACCAAATCCAAGACCAAAAGGTAAGGGTACGGCAAAGGGGGATGCTTCTACAAGCAGAGGTGCAAAAGTAAGTAAGAAAGATGAAAAGACACTACAGAAAAAGTCTGATGATTTTAACAAAAGATATAAAGACAAACTAGGATATGGTGTAACAGTCGGACAATTAAAAGCAGTATTTCAAAGAGGATTGGGTGCATTCAATGTATCACATAGTCCTAGAATACAATCACCAACTGCTTGGGCACAGGCACGAGTAAATGCTTACTTATATTTAGTAAGAAACGGCAGACCACAAAATCCTAAATACACAGGAGACTTTGATCTGTTACCAAAAGGACATCCAAAGAGTAAGAAAAAATGAAACTACCAAGTTACACAAGTCCGAAAGGTGGTAGGAGAGCTTGTCTTTGCAAAGATGGACTAACTTACAAGATAGAATGTTGCACAGGAGAGCTTCACGCACAAGGCATTGGTGCGTTGAAAGGTGGTAGTAATGCCAGTATAAATGGTGTATCACGAACAGGATAAAAATGCAAAATAAATTTTAAAAAGCGATATATAGTTATGAAAGCGACAGAAGTATTAAAACAAGTGAAAAACATTCTTGGAGTTGAGTTATCTGATATTCAATTAGCAGAACTCAAGTTAGAGAATGGAACTGTTTTGGAAGCAGAAGTTTTCGAATCAGGCAAAGAAGTTTTTATTAAAACGGAAGATGAAAAAGTTGCTCTACCTGTAGGAGAGTACGAACTTGAAGATGCTAGAGTTCTTGTTGTTGAGGAAGAAGGTTTGATTAAAGAAATCAAGAATGCAGAACACGAGGAAGATGAAAAGGAAGATGATAAAGAAGATGAGAAAGATAAGATGAGATATGTAACAAGAGAGGAGTTCAGAAAAGAAATGGACGAATTGAAAGAGCATATCAATAAGATGATGGATCATAAAGACAAAGAAAAGATGTCAAGTGATTTGCAAGAAGAAGTATCTTTAGCAGTAACGGAAGTTTTGAATAGTGAAGCAGAAGAAAAAGAAGCTCTTAAACAAGAGTTGTCTAAACCTGCTGCCGAGCCACTCAAACATAGTCCAGAACAAGAAAAGTCTAGTAGAGGATTCAAGTTTGCACAAAACAGAAGAATGTCCACATTAGATAGGGTAATGGAACAAATAACAAATAAATAAATATAAATAATTATGGCAGTTTTAACGCACGTAAATAACGATGTTGTAAGAATTAAAAATGATGTTGATGCAGTATCAGCAGCAGTTACTCTTACGGCAGCAGATAGTGGTAAATGGTACGAACTTGCTGCATCAGCAGGAGTTACAGTAACATTACCAGCAGTAGAGTCTGGACTTAATTTTAGATTTGTTGTAGCAAACGCATTTGATACATCAAATTATATCATTGATAGTGCAGAAGGAGATAATATAGATGGAATTTTAGTAGTAAATGGTGATTCTGTAGCAGCTTCAGGAGAGGACCAAATTAACTTTGTAGCATCAGCAGAATCAGTTGGAGATTTTATTGACATCTGGTCAGATGGTAATAAGTGGTATGTTTGGGGTATCGGAAATGCATCAGGTTCAATTACGGCTACTGATCCAAGTTAATAAATAAATAAATAAATAAAAGAGATATGGCTACTACAACAAGTATAACAACCACATATGCAGGCGAGTTTGCAGGAGAATACATTGCTGCTGCTCTATTGAGTGGGGTTACATTATCACAGGGTGGTGTTAGTATTAAACCTAACATCAAATTCAAAGAGGTTATCAAAAAATTAGCATTAGATAGTATTCTAAAAGATGCTAGTTGTGATTTTGATCCAACTTCAAACGTAACATTAACAGAAAGAATCTTACAACCAGAGGAATTTCAAGTAAACCTACAACTTTGTAAAAAAGATTTCAGACAGGATTGGGAAAGTGCATCTATGGGCTTTAGTCAATATGACAACCTACCTAGAAGATTTAGTGATTTCTTAATTGCACAAGTTGCAGCAAAAGTTGCAGAAAAAGTAGAACAAAACATTTGGCAAGGTGCTACTGCAAATAATGGAGAGTTTAACGGCTTTCAAGCATTATTAGCAGCAGATAGCGATGTTGTTGATGTTTCTGGTACTACACTTTCAGCATCTAACATTATTGCAGAGCTAGGTAAAGTAGTTGATGCAATTCCAAGTGGAGTTTACAACAAAGAGGATTTAAAGATTTATATTCCTACAAGTGCAGCAAAGTTTTATATTCAAGCACAAGCAGCATTAGGTTATAGAGAATTGTATCACGTTGGAAAAACAGATATGAACTTTCAAGGAATTCCATTATTTACGGCTCCGGGATTAGGTAATGACAAAATGGTTGCAGCAGAATCATCTAACTTATTCTTCGGAACAGGTCTATTAAATGACTGGCAAGAAGTTAAGTTGATTGATATGGCTGACATTGATGGATCACAAAACGTGAGAGTTGTTTTAAGAGGAAGTGCAGGAGTACAACACGGTATCGGCTCAGATATAGTATTGTATTCGTAATATTGTTGAACATAATAAAGATGGGTAGAGTAGAGAGAGAGAAGTTTTCTAGAAACGCAAGATAAAATACCTACCCTCTTTATTATTTAAAAATTTAAACTATGGCTTGTACATTA